TATGGCGCGTGCCCGGTTTGAGCGTGAATTTGGGCAACGATCAAGCGCCAGAAACGAGCGATGGAAGAACGAACGTCCGGTGATTGAAACGCCGACCATCGCCTGACAAACAGCCCGCTTCGGCGGGTTTTTTAGTGCCTGTAAATGCTGGCTTATTTGGAAAAATTGGCTCAAGTCAATTCGTCCAAGTCTCCGTGAATCCAGCCGCCCACATCATCGCCATCCTGTTTCTCTCCCGAGAGCAGGCGCATCGCGAGCATCTGAAGACCAAGAGCTACGCAGCGCATGTGGCCCTTGGTGACTTCTATGCAGGCATCGTGGATATTGCCGATGACTTCGCCGAAACGTATCAGGGTCTGTACGGTGTCCTGTCGGATATTCCGTACCTTCCTGCGAGTATGGGCGGCATTGATGTGGTGCTGGAATCGCACCTGGCCACTATCGAGAATGACCGCCAGTCGCTATCCGAGAATCAGGACAAGCCGCTACAGAACATCATCGACACGGCTTGCGGACTCTACGCGACCACGCTCTACAAGCTGCGGAGGTTTGCATGAGCCGCTTCGATCAATGCTTGAAGGTCGTTCTGGAAAGAGAGGGCGGCTATGTCTGTGATAGTTCAGATCGCGGAGGCGCGACGAATTGCGGCATCACACAATCGACCTATGACGACTATCGGGTACGGGCTGGGCGCAATCGACAGCCTGTCATTGGTATTGACGCCAATGAGATTAGCGACATCTATCGCCTTCGCTACTGGAAGGCTGTACATGGAGACAAACTCCCTCGTCCTGTCGATCTGGCTGTCTTCGATGCGGCGGTAAATCACGGCCCACGCCAAGCCATCCTGTTCCTGCAACGGGCGGTTGGTGCTGAGGACGATGGCGTTATCGGGCCGCAAACCATCGCTGCCGTACAGGCTGACCACAAAGCCGGTCTATCGGTATCGGTCGCTGCGGCGATCGTCGTTATGCGCCGTGAGTTCTACGAACGACTCGTCGCCCGTGATGCTACGCAAGCCAAGTTCGAGGCGCTTTAGCTCGAAGATATGATCGGCAGACAGCTTGCCGGACTCCACGAAGTCCTTGATCTTGTCCTGCGTCGGCTCGGAGATACCGAACAACTCGCCAAGTGCCGTAATCGCAATCCCGGCAGCAGGCCCACCCAGCGCACTGGCGACGGTCGGCGCTAGTTTCTTGACGGTATCGAGCCAGGTCATCAAGCGATCTCCAACCAGGTCTGTATACCTAGCTCTGCGGCATCTTCGATAGCGTCGATAACCCGCTGGACAGTACCCGCGCATTGAGCGATGCCACGGCTTGTGCGTACCTGGCCGACGAGAATGCAACCGAGAGTATCTTCAGCGGTATTGCCACCATGAACTCGGATGCCGGTGAACCCTGGCACGTCCAGAACTTCAGGTAGAACTCGCTTAAATCGGTAAGACTGGGAGGTGGTGACTTTGTATAGTCCGCGAGGAATAGCAGTTTTCCCATAGACCTTCTCCGTCACCTTACCTTCAAGGAAGCGATCCTCATCCTCGCAGGTGTGGCAAAAGAACACGTTGTCGAGGTACATGCGGCCAAGTGTGTAGTTCTCCCCAGATGGGTTACGAACGGTCGGTTCACGGACGATTTTAAACACCTGGCGCATGGGTATCACTTGCTTACACGTTAGCAAATTATACCAAAATTACTCAAGCTCAATGTCAATATCGTCAACGACCGCTTGTTTCTTGGCGCGTTTCGGTTTGGTCGACACGATTTCTGCGTCAACGATGTCAGGCTGTTTCGTTTCCAGCAGGTCTTTACCCTCGGCTGTCAGATAGCAGGCACCGTCAACAATCTCGGCCACGACAACGTGCTGCGCAGGTTTGTCAGCGGTACGCGGGATAAACAGCGTGAACTTCGGCCACATATTTTCAGCACCTGCGGCCATCAAAGCATCAATACGATCTTGCACTTTTCTCTCCTGAAGTGAAATTGGGGGCCGAAGCCCCCAACCTATTAAGCGACCAGGGCGGAAGCCAGGCCGGTCGGGATGATGGTCTTCCAACCGTACACGTTCAGACCACGGATGTAGTCACCGAAGTCAGACGGGTTGCGGACAGTTTCCATCTTGGTCATCTGCGAAGCGAAAGTCACGGCAGACTTGTGACCAGCCAGGATCAAACGACGTTTGGCTGTACCGGCAGCAGCAGCACCGAAGTAGTCCTGGGTGGCGGCAGCCTTCGGCAACTGGTTGGACACGTAGACGGTGAAGCGGTCGATCATACCGATCTTGCCGTTACGAACCATCGACTTGTCGTCACCCATGAACTGAGCTTGCGCCAGGTTCGACTGCATCAGGATTTGACGAGTCAGCGGGTCGATCACCAGCCAGCGGTCGGTTTCCGGGATGTTCTGCTCATCCAGCACACCGGCGAGGGCGGTCAGGGTGGCCAGAACGTTGGCAGCCGTCAGAGTGACCGGGGCGGTAGCCGTGCCGAGGTTGTAACCACCGGAGATAGCGCCCGCAGTTGCACCCTGGTTAGCAGCCGGAACATCGTTCCAAATACCCTGCTTGGTGGCAGTGCCGAGCAGAACGCTGGAGTCGATAGAGATTTTCATCTGCATCGAAGCGTCGTCGGAGAACATGTCCATCAGCTTCGGTTGCGACTGGTGGGCAACCACGTCGTTCACCTGGAAGGCGAAATACTTGGCGCGGTCAATCGGCAGCTCAACGGTGCTCGGAGTCGGAACCTGGTAAGACAGGCTGGTGCCAACCTGGTAGTCGTTGATGGTGATGTCCGGACGGTTGTTGATAACAACCTTGTCACCCATGCCGGAGATTTCGCCTTCGTACGACGTGTTGGCGATTTCACCGAAAACGGTTGCCTTGTAGAACTTTTGGTTCAGCTTGGCGGACCACAGGGTCGGGATAAACGACCCGGAGGTGTTATTACCCGCAAAAGCGCCGGTTGCGCCGATCAGCGGGGTGGAAGCGGTTACTGTACTCATGTTGTACTCCTAATTACACGTAAGCAAAATGCCCCGCGTTAGAAGCGCACCCTACCTTCAGCAAACGCCGTCTCAGCCTCGGCAACCAGTGCGTCGTAGTCCGCACGGGACATACGCTGCATGTTGCGATGGTCGAGAGCCGCTGCGTACTCCGCGCCGGTCCAAATCTTGCCAACCGGGTCGGGTGAAGGGTTCGATGCGCCACTGGTGTTCGGGGCGACTTGACTGTTGAGGGTCGGCTTCGGTTTGGTCGGTTGCTGCGGTTCGGCTTTCGGCAGGGATTCCTTGAACAAACCCACTTGTTCAATCAAGGCTTCTGCATCCAGCTCGGCGATGGCTTTCTCAGCCAGCGTACGACGCGTCAGACGCGAGCCGGGAATACGCGTGTCCAGGAACGCAAACCAGCGAGGGTCGGAATTCACCGCCTCAAAGTCAGCGTGCTTGGTGTCAACAGCATCCCAGAACTTGTCCTTGGCGCTTTTCACCACAACCTGCTCGGTCTGTTCCACCTTAGCGGCAACAGCTCCGAAGCGTTTATCCAGCTCACCCGCGAACTTCTTGGCCAGAGCGTCAAACTCTTCACGCGCTGCGCGGCGAACCATGTCGACCATATCCTCACCGAACGACTCAACGTCGGCATCCGTGACCAGCTTTTTCTCCTCGACGGGGGTTTGAGCTTTTTCTTCGAGCGCCTTCAGGGCTTGCTCAAGACGTTCACTCAGTTCACGATTCTGGTCATGTAGGCGCGGGATTTCAGCCCGGTATTTACCTTCAATGACGCGGAAACGCTGTTCCCAGTTGTTGTCGGGGTTAGGCTCGGTCACCCGAGTTTCTTGCACGACAGTCTCTACCGGCTGCGGAGCTTGGGCTTCGGTAACCGGAGCAACCTCGGGGTTCCCTTCGACGGGAGCCGGGTTCACCAGTTGCGCCTGAAGCGCCTCTGCTGCGTCTAGCTGGGCTTGTACTGCTTTGGGCAAATCACTCACAAAAAGTCTCCTTTTTCGTGCCGACTACGTGCTTACGTGTTAGCAAGTTGCTAGTGTACGTTACACGGTACGGGCTACTACTCAGTTTCAAAATGGGGTTACCCCCGGTACTTATCGGCCAGGACGGGTGCCTGCGCCAACAATTCAATAATCTCACTCAGTTGCTGCGCCCGCCCTTGGGCAAAACGCAACGACACTTCATCTCGCATCGACATGCACTGGTCCACCCATTCGCGCTGAAGATCGTTTATGTAGCCTCTGAACGCCTTGAACTCATCCGAGCCGTTGATCATCAACAGGTTCGCTACCAGTGCCTTGTCAACTTTAGCCATAAATTCCTTTTATGCTGCCATTAACATACTTACACATTAGTTGCTTGTCAAGCAAGATTGCGCAG